GGTGGGTTCGCTATGCACGGATACGTGCGTAGGGGAACCCTTGTTGCCTTGCGCGCTTTCCTCAACAGGCACAGCCGTCGAAGCCGCGAGACGCTCGGCGCTTTCGGCGCGAGTGATCTTTGCGGTCAATTCGTTGATCTGTGTTTCCAGCTGCGCAAACTGCGCGAGCTGCTCGACGTTGAGGCTAGCGCCACCCGCCTCGACTTGGGCCAACGCCTGGACCTGGGCAACCAGCTGGGCGCGTTCGCTACGCATTTGAAGTACAAGGGACATGGTGCCTCCTGGGCATAAAAAAACCCGCACGCGGCGGGCTCGACGACTGCCGCGAACGCGGTCAGATCAGGGTTTGCAAATGGAGTGCGGACGCACGGACAGCGATGCGGCCTGGCTGGCGGGTCGCCCGACTTACGGCGACCGCCTGGGACAAGTCGTCAACGGCTTGTTGCGGGCTTTGAAGGCGGTCGGCCAAACCAGCGTTGATGCCGGCCTGCCCTCGGTAAAGACCCGCCTCAGTTGCGATGACCTGTTGCACCGGCAGCCCGCGATAATCAGCCACCGCGTTGACGAAGAGCTGATAGCTTTCCTGCACGACGTCGTTGAGGTATTGCAGTGATTGGTCGCTCAATGGTTCATGAGGGGTCAGGTCGTTTTTGTGAGCGCCTGCAAAAACCGTCGTCACCTTAACGCCCATCCCCTCTTCCATTTTTGAACGGTCCATGTGACTGGCGATCACGCCGATCGAACCGATCCCACTGGTCTGGCTCACGACCAGTTCGGAGCATGCCGAACCGAGCAAGTAGCCCCCGCTGTAGGCCATGAAGTTGACGATGCCGGTAATGGGCTTTTGCTGGGTCATGGCACGGATATCTGCCGCCAGCTCAAACGCGCCTACCGCTGACCCGCCCGGACTGTCGATATCCAGGACGATACGTTCAACCACCGGGTCAGCTACCGCGTTGCGAAGTTGTGCCCGAAGTGACTCGTAGCTGGTCATCGTTTCGCACATGCCGATATGACTGCCGCGGCTCACCAGCACACCACTCACCTGGATCACTTCAATACCAGTCCGGGCGATGGCAGTGCGGCGCTCTTCTTGCTGTTGGGCGATACGGTCAATTCCGTCATCGTCCCACAGCGCCGGACTGCCACCGCCACCGATGTTCACGATGTTCAAACTCATCGCCTGGTTGGCCCAGCGCACGCCAAGATCCAGCATGTCAGGCGTGACCAGCAGCGGCTGATTGAACAGCAGGCTGGAGGCTCGCAAGTAGTTTTTCATTGAGCGAGGATCCTCTCGATTTCGGCGTGTTGCAGCTCAAGCTGCGCGCGCACGTTAGGGTTGGTAAGGTCAGCCTTGCCTTTGCCTGCGTCCACCATGTTCAGCGGCTGCAAGTAGATGTCTCCACCAGGGACCGGTGGCATGTTCTCCAGCCGGCGAATGTCGTTGACGCTAAGCCACCCCCATTGCCGCCCAATCGCGTAGGCTTCGTAGCGGCTCTTTTGATCGCCACGTAACAGGCCCGAGAGATTGAATTCGATGAAGTAACTGCGGCGATCCGCCGGCAAGAGAAAGTCGCGCATCATCGACTGTTCGTGACGCTTGACCCACGGCAGCAACGCAAACACCACAAACTGAATCATCAGCTGTTCAAGGGTGTTGTAGTTGGACTTCTCCAGGTCGTTGACCATGGGCAATGGGATCTTGTAGATCCGGGCGATATCGGTACCGGTGATTTTCAGGATCCCCAGCACTTCGGCGTCGACGTTGTTCATGGAGACGGGCTTAAAAGTCATGCCCTCTTGCAGCAAGGCGACCTTTTTCGCGTTGTCCATCCCGCCGAATTTCTGGCCCCACTGATCGACAATCTTGTCGATGCTGCTCTGATCCTTGATCGCAGGTGCCTCCCGCGGTCGCTCGATCACACCGGATACTGAAACCCCGTTGGCAAAGCTCTTGCCGGTGTATTGCCTGACCGCCTGGGCCAACCCTAGCGACTCGGCGTGCACTTCGATGGGCGACAATCCAACGTAGTGGTTCGTACTGAACCAGCGCACGTGATGGATCATTCGCATCGGTAACGTTTCACCACCACCGACCCGATAATACGGGAGCATGTCGCCGGCCTTCAGCACTTGCACCTTGTCGTTGCAGAGAGGCCAGAGGGCGACGATGTTTCCGTCCTCCCGACGATCAATGAAGCTGTAACCGTTTCCCCTTAACCCCGCTGCACCCTGCATGCATTCACGGTACTCATAAGGCGTTTGGAAGCCGTTGGGTTGATAACGCAGCACGTCGTAAGCGGGATGGTTGATGGCGGGTTCGCGCTGGCCTTTGTCCATGCGCTTGTAGAGCTCGCAGGGCAACTGCCCCATGGTCTCGGCGAGCAGCGTCACGCAGTTCTGGAGGATCGGAAGGCCCAAGGCTGACTCCGGCGTTACTCTTACTCCTGAGCTGTTGCGGCCACTGCCGATCAGGCTCCGCCATAACCCACTGCCAACGTCCGTCAGATTTCCGCGCTCGCCGAGCAGGTTTGAAAAAAACATGCTCAACCTCCTTTCGGCTTGGATTGCATCGCGGCGGCGGCCCGGTCAGCGAGCCTTGCCCAAAAGATAAGGCCGCCGCCCGCCACGATGCAGGCGGCTGGAACGTGGACCATTGCCACGCCGGTTATCAGCAAACCGAACCCCAACAGCCCTGCCAACCAGGACAGGATGACCAACTTCATATGCCAACCCCTTCGTCATAGACAGATGTGCCGCCGCCCACCGCGGCCTTGCCGCTGATGCCGGTAGCCATGATTGCGGCGACAACGCCGTCGATTCGGCCCGTGGCCTTGGCCTTGTCTGCCTTCCTGTTGTTGGCTGGGTCCGAGACGATTACCGCGTTGCCTGCACACCAGGTCATAACCGGGTTGCCGTCGTGTCGCATTGTTTCGATCGACTCGGTTTCAACGATCGCAAAGTCAGCGGGATCCAGGTCGATGGCATCAGCCTCCGGTGCGAGGCCAAGCAGACGACGCTCAAACTCATCCACTGCCGGCCCCATATCCTTGAAGCCCTGCCCGAAACCGATCATCTCCGGTAACGCGATGTCGTATTCGGACATCAGTTGCAGCAGGTCCTCCACACGCCAGCGGTCATAAGCGATGCGCTCAACATCGAAATACGCGCAGATGGTCACCAGCCGGCGGAGCACGTGAAGCTTGCTGATCGCCCTGCCAGGTGTGGTTTCGAGGTGCCGGTTCTTGACCCACAGCGCATAGGGCACCTTGTCCCGATCTTCCCGCCCCTTGAGATCGTCGTCCGGGATCCAGAAGTAAGGCAGCAAGCGCCAGTGCGGGTCGTGCGGTACCGGCCAGAACAACAGTACGAAGGACGTCAAGTCAGTAGTACTCGCGAGATCGAGCCCACCGACACAGCGGCGATTGCGCAACAGCCGCATCGGCACCGCTTCTTCGGCTTGCTTCCAGATGGCCCAGGAAATCCAAGGGGCATCAGCTTGCGTCCACTCGCAAAAGTTGAGGCGGCGCACAACGGATTCCTGCGCCGGAAGTCCTCGGGCTGACTTCACTTGTTTGCGCAGGTATTGGTAGCCGGGGATCCCGTCGCTTTGCCCTTCGGCGATAAAGTGCAGAGAGGGATTAACCTTGGGCCAGCAGGACTCATCCTCGAACGGGTCGTCGCCTTCGTCCAGGGAACAGATGAACGCGAAGAAGCTATCGTCCTCCTCGATTTCCGCACAGATCCGCACGCCGAGGTCGTGGTACTGGCCGCAAACAGTTTTCTTGTCTGAGCCGCTGTTGGTGATCGCCACCACCATCGCCTTGCGCCGGTTTTTGGTACCGGCGCGCATCATGTTCACGGTGCTGGCTGTTTTGTGTTCGTGCAGTTCATCCAGCAGCCCCAAGTGCGGACGCGGGCCGGACTTGCCTTCGTCGGCGCTGATTGGTCGGAAGAATGAATTGGTGTTCGGATAGAAAAGGTTCCAGACCTTTTCATCGCGTCCCGACTGTACGAGCCGTGAGCAAAGATTTGCAGACATATCTACCATCGACACCGCGTCGCGGAACAGGATCATGGCCTGGTCGCGCTTGGTCGCAGCGGCGTAAATTTCGGCGCGCTGCTCGCCATCCGCGACCAGCCCATACAGGCCAATGCCCGCCACTAATGGACTCTTCCCGGAGCCCTTTCCGGTTTCGATGTACGCGAAGTTGAAGCGGCGATAGCCGTTCTGATTCATCCAGCCGAACAGGCTGCCCACCACAAACGCCTGCCACGGTGCCAGCAGGAACGGCTTGCCCTCGTAATCGCCGCCGTTGAGGCAAAGCACCTCCTCGAAAAACCCGATTGCGCGATTGGCTTGGGCCAGATCCCAAATCAAGCCGCGGGCCGGACCGTGTTCCAGGTCCCGCAGGTGGCGCTTGCAGGCGTTTCGGACGTTAGGTCCCGCGACAATTTCGCCAGCAAGCGTGGCGTGGGCGAATTCGGTTACGCGATCAGGTGAAGTACTTGTCTGCTGCTGCTCTTTGCTCATTGGGGAATAGCTCACCTTGTTGCGCCGGCGCCGTTTTCAAATTTCGCCGGGACATTGGCGAAAGACCGAACTGCGCGCCGGCAGCGTTGGCGCGCTTCTCGGCATCGTTGGCGAGCTGGCGGAGGACGTGCATTTGCTGCGCCCCCGTCTTGAACGTTTGGATATCGCCACCCAATTCATCGGCGGAGGTGGTATTGCGAGCGGCAATCAGCCGCTGGTACCGACGCCAATCCGCTGCCGCCTGGCAGTAGGTGGCGAGGGCCATCGAATCCAGCTCCGAGACGATGCCCAGTGAAATCAGCGCCGGTACCAGACGATCCCACTCCTCGACCGCTTCCACAGAAAGCACGTCCGGCATTGGGGGCGCACCAACGGGCACGATTGGGGCGGATGCAGCGGCCAGCAGATCGTCGACATTTTCCCGACCGCGATTTCCTTGCAACAGTTTGAGAACCGCAGGTTTACCTGGGCGCCCTGAGTTTCCATTTCCGGCCATAACAACCCCTGCCTGTTGATACCCCCCCTCCCTCATTTTTCCCGACTTTGCGTAAAGAGGGGGGCGAGCGGTCTAGGAGAAATTTGGGAAAAAAGTTTTCACCCCCCCTACCCTTGGGGTGCCATTTTTTGGTGCGTTTTTCGGGGTGCCGGTCAGCGGTTCCAGTGGTGGCCTGGGTCCAGCGGCAGGCCTTCAGCGGTGCAACCAGGCAGGCGCCCGCTCTTCTCGATTCGTTGCTTGGTCGAGTCGTGACAGAACTTGCACAGGCCAGCCCAGTTGCTGGGGTCCCAGAACAACTTCCACGCTGCCTTGATGCGATCCGGATCACCGCTGTCCTTGGCGTCCTTCAGCTTGGGCGCAGTCTTGTGGTCCACAACGGTCGCGGCTACGGGGCGCCGGTCCGTCGAGCACATCGAGCAATACGGGAACTGACTGAGGTACCCGTCGCGAGCCTTCTGCCAGCGGTACCCGTAACCACGCGCAGAACTGCTACCTCGGCGCCCATCCGATACCGTCCCCATCAGCCCATCTTCCATACGCGAGCCAAGTTGCCCGCGCTCTGGCACACCGACCCAACAAACACCGCAAGCAACAGCACCAACGGCCAAGAGTTGGCAGGCATCACCAACAGACCCTTGCCGATGTACACCACCGCTGAACCAGCGGCGACCATCACCAACCAGGCAAGACAGCTCATGTCCCGGCGGAATCGAGCACCGCGACGGCGGAACGTGAACAACCGAACGAACAACGCAACACACAGCCAGAACGTAGCCTGCGTCATGATTTGCGGCACCAGAGGGCTATCCATCCTGCCTCCCTTGCTGATCAGCAACGAGGCCGCGCCGCTTGATGACAGCCAGCGCGACAGTAACCACCACAACCGACGCACCAAATGCCGCCGGCCCGGTGTACTTGAATGGCCTGGTACCGAACAGCTCAACTTCAGCCATACCAGGGGCGAACATGTAACCCATCACGAAAGACACCAGCAGGAACAGAACCCGTTTCCAGACCGGCAATTCCTCCGTGGTGGTGAAGAACACCAGCGAGCCAGCCAAGGCACCAATCACGGCGAGCATGTCTACACCCGCCAGCAGGCCAGTTGCAGCCAGTCCTACACCACCGGCCACGACAACAGTTGCCGGCTCACTCATGCTGATTACTCCATCGCAGACACCCAAGGGGCCGAAAATAAAAACCCCGCCGAAGCGGGGTTAAGTGACCGGCCCAGGGTGGCCGGGTGAAGCTGCACAGCACGTGCGAGGTAAGCGCCGAGGCGCAAATTCCATATCGTGGGGACTTTTTACCCCCTGAGTACGGAACCGAAAAGAGGGGATTTTCGGTTATCCAACTCGCCGCAGCTTTGACGCAACTTTGAGGAGACTTTGAGGTAAATCGCCCCGACCAGCGGTAAGCCACTGACGGGCATCGGCACGCTCGGCCAGCACTACCAGCAGTCGCTCATGCAGGCGATGCACTTGGTCGTAGTAAGTCTGTTTCGCCCTCGACTCGAACCCCAGCAAATGCAACTGCATTAACCAGGTCGGCGCGGGATCATCGCCATAACGCAAACCGGCCAGTCGCATCAGCCGGGCGCCCCGCTCATCCTGCCGCCCGATCTCCGACAGAGCTGCCGCGACTTGCTGGGCGACCGCATCAGGCCCAGCCCCTGCACCCAGGATGATTCGCGATCCCGGCGTGCCGCGAGGCGCCGACCCGCCCCACTCCATGATGGTTGCCATCGGGCTGCCCATGCCGCCGGTTTCGCCGTTCACCCGGCATTGCTCGCCCCAGTGCTTCAAAAGCTCTTCCATTGCCCCGATCATCGCCCTTCCCCCCGAAAAACCGAACCCGACACAAAAAAACCCTTCCCCAACACAAACTCAACACAACAAATTCCCATACAAATCAATAGATTCAAGAGCACTGTGTAATGTGTGTTAGGTGTGTTGGGTTTATTGGTCTTCGCATGGGAAATTTTTTCTGTCACTGGTTTCCATTGAAAATATCGCGCACATGCACGCGCGCGAAGACAAACCCAACACACCCGACACAGCGCCCGCAAAGCCGCGTAATTCAGGCCCTTAAACTGTGGTGGGTACTCGAAACCAACCCAACACACACCCGACACACCCAACACACTTGTAGACGTATTCATGCCGCAGCCGCCTTGATGTGGTCCCAGTTTTCGACGTTCCAGCCGGCCAACTTCGCCCGGGCGCGCCATTCCTCGACCTGCTTGCCCAGCTGGGCCGCCTTGAGTGATGGGGCCGGGGAAGCATCAGGGTCCAGCGGAAAAAAGAACGCACCGAATCGCCGATTGTTGCCATCGGTCCAGGGTATCGCCCGGGTCTTGTCCACCTCAGAACTGATGAACAGCGAGAATTTCGTCTGACTCATCACATGTTCTTTGTTGCGCTGGCACCATTCGAGGAACAGCGAGTAGAGGTCTGTCGACAAGCATGGGCCCCACAACCCATGACCCAACTCACCGTACTTCCAAAGGTGCATGAACGTCTGCCAGCCCGCACGACTCAACGCCACCAGCCGCTCACGAGCATCTGTCGACGGCGGGCGCGTTCGCTGGTCAAAGTCACCAAGATCGATCGACAGCAACCACCCATACAGAGCCGCAACGCCGCCCGCCTCCAGTTCCTTGCCAATCGCCTTTTGACGTTCCACCGGCAACGTCTCCTGCGGCCACATCACCAGCATTCGCCGATCGCTCTCGCTGATGGGCCACGGCAATATCTCGTTGCTCAGGAATACGGCGTTCATGTGGTTGGCTTCTTCCCAGCCGTTGATGAACTTCGATTCCATGCGAACCGTCTTGCCTGTGACCAAGTGCTTAATCTTGCCCACCTGGTTGTAGCGTTGATCGCGGCTTACCACTTCCTCGAACACCGACCACAACTTGCGGCTTTGCCAGGCGTTGAAATTGCTTTCCAACTGGGTTTGCCCGACCGTGGCCGCATACTGGCCGTAGAGCATCCCCAGGGCATCGGCAAACAGCAGGCTCTTGCCCGAGCCCTCCATGATCGAATGCATCAGCACGGCGGTGTCCATCTTCGCGCCCAGGTGTTGAAGCGGATAGGCGAGCCAACGCGTAAGCCAGCTACTGGCATTCTCGTCATGGTTGCAAAGGAATGAGATCAACCAACGCAGGTTCGCGCACGCCTCGTCATCGCGGACCGGCTCCAGGGGCAGACCGTCGAACGTGTTGATGTAAACGCTTGGGTCTTTCGTCATCGTTGGGTCAAAGACGATGTGATCGACGTCAACGACGCGTCGGGCGCTGCTGTTCAACCACAGTGCATACGAGTCACCCAACGCCATCTTCACGGCGCCTTCTGGAATGCGTCGCTTCTTCTCGCGATCCCAGACATCCTTCGTACCGTCGATGTACACATATCGCTCAGTTGGCGACATACCGAAGGCACCGCCTTTCTTGCCTGCCATCCGCCGCGACTGCTCGATGTCACGTACGTGCTCGTCCGATATCAGCTTGCGCCGCTCGGTGTCCTCCAACCACAGCTTGGCTACCGGCTTGCCGACTCGGGCCTCGAACGCGGATTTCTTCATCACGCGCGACTGGTCGAAGTCCCACACATGGGTCGTGCCTTCCACCAACGCGAAACGCCGCAAGACCTGCTCAATGGTCAACGCGCCCCCCGCGCCCCCGTCTACAGCCGGAGCGGCCTCGCTTTCGGCGCCGTCCGGGTTCGGCCCTGGGCCTTCATTCGATGGGGCCGGGGGAAGTTCTTGCGGGTCTGGGCGTGACGAATACTGCATCCCCAGCATACGCGCAGCGTCCTTAACCGCTTTCGATTGGTCGCCGTCGTGCTCGAGCAAACAGAACACCTCAAAGGCGTCGTTCTGGTGACCGTTCGCCAGCGGATCAGCGGCATGATGGGAATAGACCTTGCCGTCGTCACTTACCGTAACGCCCGGTAGCCCTGTGCTGCTTTGAGGGAAAAGCCATTTGCTGCCGCGCTTGATGTAGCCGTGAGCACGCAACAATTCTTCAACGTTATGGCCGCGGTTGAATTCGTCGATAACGGAAGGTGGTTTGCCAGCGCTCGGCTCGGGCCGCTTTATTACTTTCGCCGGCGGTCGCTTGGGCTTTGGCGCCCATGGGCAAGCTGCCTCTGCGTCGCGCTTGAAGATGTCCCAGTTTTGCCAGATGGCCAGCAGATCGGCAGGCAATACTGGCAGCCCTTCCGCTGCGCTCGGCGGCGTGCGCCAGACGTAGGGCTTTCCGGTGCCGGGATGGATAGACGGCGGCAAAACGTCCTGCACCAGGCCCGCGCGGAGTTCCAGCACGGTAAAGCGCTTGTATTGCTCCGATTCGAGCTTGGCAGCCGCCTCCCCTTCGACGTCACCCGCCGCTTTCGCCGCCCTAGCTTTCGCCATCAGCGCCTTATAGATCGTCCCGTCTGGGTCGTTCTCGTTCGGCCAGGCGAGCGAATGCCGGTTTAGTTCGATGCCATCCGGCAGTTGAAACAAAATCCGAAAACGTGCCGGGTTGCCGACGACAGTTGGGAAGACCAACGCCATCGCATCCAGGTCCAGCCCCAACAGTTCGTACAGTACGTGCCTTGTCCATTGCACATCGTCTACATCGAGCGAGCAGACCCGGCTCGGCCCCAAAACCACGCCGAGATTGTGGTTGGGGTGTGTCTGCCAGAAAGCATCGGCGGTATCCGCCGAAGTGAAGTAACCGCCCGGCTTGTTCCAGCCCATTCCCTTTGGCGCTTTTTCACCTGGTTCAATCGAAACGAGGGCTAGACCGAAGGTTTCAATGTATCGCCGCGCCCACGCTGCCGTGGCCACGCTATTGGTCGATTCACTCATCTACGCCGCTCCCGCAACCCCTGGCAACTGACACAGGTTTCGCAACCCTCGATAGTCTGCTGACGAAGTAACGGGATAGGTTCGTCGCAATCCTCGCAAAACTGCGCGCTGACGCGGGACTTGGGAACGTGTCGGTTCCGATGCAGAGCGACGTCAAGAAGGTACTGGGCCTGGTCGTTGGCGCGATCGATGTCATCAGCCATTTTCGCGTTCCTCCATCGCCTGGCGTGCGCCGGCCATAATGCCAAGCACTGCACGGATCACGTCGACGCCGTGCTTCTCCAGCAGCGCCACTTCGTGCGGCTCCCACACGTTGTCGGCGGCCCCCTCATGCATGCTCGATACGAACTCGCCAGTTTCGTGCAACAACCGCCCTACTGACTTAAGCGCCTCTTTGGTTGGCGCCGCCGGCTCCGGCTTGTACCAGACCATTCCCGCAGGCCGCATGAGAGCGTCCAACAATTGCGGATTGCCAGTCAGCCGGATGACTTCCTCCAGCTCATCGGGATCAAGCCAGCGGCGCTCTTCATCATGTTTGAGTTTCTTCTGAAGGGTGTCGTAGTCGATCACCATGTCCAGGGCCAGAGCCGTAACGCCACCTTTGTAATCGTGGCCGGCCCGGTACAGTGCTTTGCGAAGCGAAAGAACCGGCCCAAAGGCCGGTGAATGGTTCGAAGTGCTCATAACCGTAAATTCCCCATTTACGGCCTAGCCAGAGGAACGGGCACGCCCTATCCTACGACCACGACCGATATGCATGTGCTGTGTGTCGTCGTAGCCGGGCTGGGGGATTCTTTGGTGAGAGGCCCCAGCTCGGCGTCTCTTTCAAGCAGCCTGAGAGCCTCGCAGATACGCCCAGTCAATATCGG